AGGACCCATCTTCCCTTCAACAACATTTCCTCTACCAAACTTAGATGTCAGTGCATCTTTGGTTTGCTCAACAAGTGACTTTCGTAATTGTACAACAGAAAACTCAGCCAGTCCCTGTCCTGCCGGGGTGACTTTCAAAAAGGTATTGTTAGCATTTCCACCGTACTTGGAAGCTACTGAGTTTGGGACTTTGAAATATGATGTTTCTGAGTTTTGCACAGCCTCAAATAATTTTCCATTTTTGGCAAGATCAGTTCCCTTGAGCTTTGCCCCAGTCTCTACCTCAACCCCTTTGAGGGGACGTGGATCTGTACCTTTTACTTTTGGTGTCACAACTTTTGCACTTGGCTTGAATGCGGCTCCAACTGCTTCTGTAAGTGATGCAGTAATGGCAATATCTCCTGCAAACTCACCGGTAGCACTGACGGATGCCATGAATGGAGAAAAACCCATTCCACGTCTTTCTTCGTAGGTGCCTCTAAATCCATTTATCTCCCCTAGAAGAGGAAGTGATATTTTATCAGGAACTATATTTTTTTTGTCTTGATTCCCCGTCACTGTTTGTATTCCTTCCTCTACTCCTTGAACAATAGTCAACCCAGCTTTTGGAATAGCAGAGATCAATGTTTTTGGTAAGGCCCAAATAGTACGCTTTGCCAACTGTTTTGTACCGGCTGCCATTGCCTTTGTTTTTTCCCAAGGACTCATAAACTGCCAATCCATGTCATCAGGAAAATCAAACTCCCCGACATTGAATCTTTTGTCAGGGTTGGTCGGAGCATCGAATAACACGTTTGCAAACTCGTATGGGAATCGAGAAGCTACACTCCTACCTGCCTCGCGTGTGATGTAATTATCAAACGCTTTCTTTTTTTGTGTCTCAAGTGCTGCATCCAGTTCAGCGGTACCCCCAGTTGGGAACACCATAGGCCCGTTTTGTTGTGTAGGCTGTTGCTGTTGTGGTTGAGCTTGAGGCTGTGTCACCGTAGGGGTGCTCGTGTTATTCAGCCTTTGTTCGTAATAGTCGGCTGATCTTGGCATATATTATCGTTTGAAAATACTTGTAAATGCACTCTGTGCTGTCCTTGCTGCATTCAACATAAAGTTTCCAGGACTAGGTGCTCGTTCCGTTGGTGCAGATGCCCTATTTCTTATTTGTGTGGATTGTCCCTCTCCTTGGTTCTGTGGGAGTGCGGCAGCAGCTTCTCGGGTTGGCCCCATTCTTGCAGGCTCAGGTGGAGGAGTCCCCGTTATTGGCCCGTTCAAAAATCCTGGTGTGCTTCCAGGCATACCACCTTGTGCATTCCCAAAGTCCATACCTTGATCAGGTCGAATGGCCTCAGCGCCATCGATAGTCTCTGTCACATTACGCATAATCCCATTTTCGTATTGATTGGGAATTGAAAGTATCCTGGCTGGGTCAATGTTGAGATCTTCAGGAGTAGCATTGATATATTTTTTATATCCACCGCTTTCCATTCTTTGATAGAGTGTTCCATCTACACCTCGGGCCCATGTGTTACGAGGTATATAGCTTTGGGTTTGCAATACTTCACCGGGAAGATTGAGGTACCCTTGTTCCCCTCGTTTGAATGTATCCCCAGTTTGCATTGATTGTGCTACAAGTCTTTGCGGTTTGAAACTTCCTGGATTGCTAGGATCAGGGGTCATCAGGTCAGGCGCGGTGAATCTTTCATCTCCAATAACGAAGACGTTATTTCCACCTTCTTTCTTATTTGGCTTTGCAAATACCTGGAATCCATTGATCATTCCATTTGTCTCTACAAAACCACTTTTTGCCCCATATCTGTTGTAATCAACATCGACAATTTCTCCGCGTTCATTTGTTGTCACATACGCTGCATATCCGCCAACAGGATTACTCCCATCAAAGTTTGTCATACCATCAAGAGCCCCATATCTATCCTGTAACTCTGTCATGGTATCTTGGTACTCATTCATGTAATCACTATAGTCTTGCCCGGTTGACTCTCTTCGAGCAATAGACTCTTGAAGATTATCCATCTTTCCTTGAAGTGAGGCAATACGACCCTGCAAAAACTCTTGTGGGTTATTACCAACCATCAGGACATCTTCGTATCCTTCACTTTTCATTGTGTTGTTCATCGAATCGAGATCATCCGCACGACCAAACTGAGAGGTACTTTTTTTGGTTTCATATTCAGATATTTTTACGGCAACTCGAGATTGTTCTGTTGCTGACAAACCTGGTGTTGTTTCAATTTTTCTTGCTTGATCAAGCAACAGTTCATAATCACTTGGAGCAAGATACCCATCTTTTTCTAGCTGATTTTGTAAAACAGTCAGTTGATTCATCAACACTGAAACACCATCACCGCTTCCGCCTGATGGTTTTAATGCTGGATTGAGAAATGATACGTTGAAGACTGGCATATGCTATTGGTTAGGCAACTTGAGTGTAGACCCTGCATAGATATTGTTTGGATCTTTAATATCCTGATTTGCCTTCAAGATTTCATCTACGGTAGTTTTGTTTTTTGATGCAATGGCAGAAAGTGTATCACCTCTTTGAATCTTATACTCGATGATATTCGGGTTTGCCGGTGCCTGTGCTGGTGTATTTTGTGTCGGATTTTGTTGCTGTTGATTTATACGCTTATTTGCCTCAGTGTTCAGTTTGAAATCCGTTGTTTTGATTGAAGTACCTTGCTCTATCCCTGAGATGTCTGAGACTGTTTGTACGTCACTGAAACTCTTTCCAGTTGCTTGGTTAAACGTGTCCCCAGTCCATCCACCCTCAAATACTCGAAGTTTCCCATTTTCGTATTGATATACTGAAGCTGAGTTTGGAAGTTTGTATAAACCACCTTCGCTGAAATCTGCTCCTAATTGGAATCCTTTTGCTTTGTCTTGTGGGACAGTGATGTCAGGAGTCCCGTCTTCCCCAAATTGCTGCTCTTTCGCTTTATCTCCAGCTTCCGTAATAACATCACTTGCTTTCTTTGTGGCGAGTTCTTCAGGAGAAAATACCACACCGGCACCGGATGCTACTGCCTGTTTAAGCGCCTGTTCTTGAGTAATACCTGGACTATTTTGCATAATCTGATTCATGGTACCGAGGATTTGTTGGATTTGTGATTCCTTTTCGTTCGATGCCATTTGGATAACCTTTTGGTATGAGCTTGTCAGATTGACACCAAAATTATCCTGTAGGTAGGAAATAGTATTTACCGCTTTTGCAGCATCAAGGTCAGTAGCAAATTGATTGATTGTTTCTGTTGCCTTGAGTTCAGCTGCGTATTTCAAACTCTTTTGTTGCTCTTGATTTATTTTTTCTTCATACCCGGTAAGCTCTGGTCGATCCTTTACCGTTTCATACCAGTTGTTGACATCCCCCATGTCCGTATTCTTTAGGATATTTTTCGATTGCTTATAGTCAACCTTTTCTTTAAGTTCCGCAGTGTATCTACTGAAAAATCCATTTGCTGCACGATCATTCAAATACTCACCACGTTTTGCGTTCCAAAAATCTTGCTCATTATCATATCGAACACCACCAATGGTGATTGGTGTACCGGCATCTCCGCTTTCGACCATCTTATTGAAATCATTGAGAAGACTCAGCGCTGACTGCCCGGTAAGCGTAGACACTGACATGTTCGTCGCGATCTTACTGATTTTTGATTCAGTGAGAGATTTTTTTAGTGTTTGTAGTTGCAGATCAAGGACAGACACATAGTCGTCATTGCCATTAAGCAATGCTGTCTTTCTTTCTTGGGAAACCCTATTGATCTGCTCAGATAAAACATTTTCACTCTTATCCTCAGTAGCATACTGAGTCTGTCTCTCAAGTACGGCTTTGCGCTGGGTATATTGTTGTGATTTGAGCTGTGTAAGCTGATCCTTGATATTATTTTTTATGTTGATGTCCGTGGTACGTGAGAGACGATCCTGCAACCATGAAATAGTCGCATCAAGCGATTGTGATCCGCTATTGAATTGCATGAGTTCACTCAGATACGCGTCATTAAAATCTTGCACTTCCTTCCGATCTTTCAAATTAGATACTTCTTTTCGTATACGTATTCGTTCGTCTGTATCATTTTTTGCAACAGAATCGAGCTGGCCCATTCGATATTCAATCTGATCATCAATCGATAGATTGTCTTCCATGACAGCCTTGTAGAACTTTGATTCCTTTTCAGCATTTTGCCTGACACGTTGGTTTTGAAGCAATACCAAACTGGACCCAATAAAGGCATTGAGGTTGGAGGCAATTACTTTTCTATCTGCGAGTCGTTCAAATGCCATATGGTTATGGTATTACTTGTGGAGTAGGAGCCGCGCCGGATGCTTGTTGATTTCCGGCTGCAACTGCACCGTCAGGTGACGTACGTGTAAATCCTTGATTTGGTGTATTGGGTAATCCATTCCCATCTGATCCCGGGGTTCCCCCTTCCCCTTCTTGTGGGTTCATCATCTGCATGCTTTGTGCCAAAAGACCAGGCTGTCGTGCAATCTGTGGACCAAGAACAGGATCCATAAGATCCATCTTCATTCTCTTTTGCTCGATCTTTGGCTGTGGAATACCGAGATTCTTCATCGTTGTAGTAAGTGATTGTGTACTTGATTGGAGTTTGTTGAGTTCGTCTACAATGTTTCTTAGGAGTGTAGAGATGATATTCACTTCATTTGTGTAGTCACTCATGACAACCTCTTTCGTCTCAGGCCAGTACAGCTCTAACAGTTTTAGAATGTTTTTATTCAAATGTTTGAGTGCTGCTTGATGTCGTCCTATACGTGGATTCAATTTTCGGATGACTGACTGCAATGCAACAGAAAGCGCGCGCCCTGAAACATTCGCACCGTTCAAACTTGAAAGCAATGCTTCTGACACACCGGACACATCCAAAATAACGCTCTTGCGGGTTGCCACAAAGTTTGAACTTGCGTATGGATCACCAGAGCGTTGAATGGGAGAAAGCTCACCTTCGTCAGGCAAGTTAAAAATCTTTGAAAGACCATGCACAAGCACCTCCATTCCCTCGAGGTTTTTACCTTGAAGGTTGATGGTTGAAAGAAACTTGAGTGCGTTGGCGAGGTCGTTGTTTACATCGTTGTAAAATATCTGAGGATCAATGACATCTTCCAAATCAGATTTGCCAAATGGATGATTTGGGACATATGAGTTTTTGATGTATTCAAGTGGTATGAACCCCCAGTTATGCCACCAGTAGTCAACGAGCTTGTCGTCAATGTAGAGTGCCATGTATTTATCTGTCCAATGCTCATGACGTTGAATCATCGGCTGCATAGAACCTTGACTGATTTGAGCTATTGGAGACCCTTTTTTAATTTTAGATTTTGTTTTGATCAACTTATCCACATCCACCCCACGCTCTGTAAGTCGTTTACCGTAATCTTTTTTGAGCTTTGATGCAGTTATCTCAGTAGAGTCTACATACCCAATAATTTTTCTATAATTAGCATCATCAAAAATAGGGCGTATATTTGCCGGGTTGTCAACATTGAAAAATACAATTCTCCAGTCGTCCTTATTGTCACTTCCATTTTTTTCAAGGAGTGGACCTTTGAGGAATGAATCGCCAAACTCTGAACCAACTTTTGCGAGTTCAGGGAGTACAATTTCATCTGCATCATTGTCGTCGTATACTTTTTGTAAAAGTCTCTCCTTTATTTCTGATTTCATTTCTAGTATCTCGTCTGTTTCATCCGCTGATGGACAGTTGATTTCTACAGGGGCATCGTAGAGAAGTGAAGAAAATGTATCGACAATTACTGCACAATAATTATCTACCTTTTGTGATGCACCAGGGGCGGCATCATGATCAAATTGATCGCCACCATAAAATTGTTCCAACGTCACATATCCGACAAACTTCTTGCCGGAAGATCCACGAGATGTTGGGACTCCATTGACGCGACGTTCAAGATCGTATTTCGTATCATCCATTGCCATCTGAAACTCTTTCGACATTTCAGCCTCAAACGCCTTTTGCTCTTTTTTTGTCATGTTTTTTTTGTAGTCGAGCATACGTTATCCGATGATCCGCTCCTTGATTTGAAGCGGCTTACTTGTAAGAGTTTTTCCTTCCGGGTTCAAAACTTGTTCCGGCTTTGTTGCTAATATATTTATATTATACACCTTTACGCGATTTGGTACTAGTTTTCTTTCAAGCCACCATACCCCCATGCCAAATGCCATAACCTCATCTTGCTCAAGTTTATTATCATTTGCGTGATAAATCGTAAGTTGTTCTTCCAACTCAGGAATGTATGGACATCTAATGCGACCAAACGATTCATTCCCTTCAACCAACTTTCCTTCAACATCTTTTTCTGCTTTTCTGTTGTACACAAGTGCACGTGAGAGTAAGAAAAGCATTTCATCCTTGTTCCCTTTGTTCGTGTAAAAATCATGAAGATTCGTCACTTTCATTTCGCGCAACATTTTTTTGATCATGGTTCCACCCATGGATGTTGAGTCATGAATGATGTCTGCCTGGTTGTAATCATCTTGCAAAATCTTTACCTTAGCCAGGACCACGTATGGCGAACCACCCTTGATACTTTCCCGATAAACCACCTTGTATGTTGCGTGTGGAGCGCCAAACATGGGCTGTTTTCCTTGCTCCTTCTGCACGTCTGTATAGTCGATGATGTAGATAACTGTTGGATCTCCTGAGTCTGAAAATCCCCAATCAACAGTCATGAGATACTTACGATTCGTCATTGGCCCCTGCATGTCAATATCACCAACGAAAAGCTGCTCGACCACCTGGGTTGGGAACAACTTGGCACCGGTAGAAATAAAATCACCAAAAGCAACCTGACGATATTTTTCCTCATCTGTTTCTTTAATACTTTGAAGGACTTTGTTTTTTTCCTCGTCGCGAATGAAGACATTGTTCATAAGCGTCCCGAGCAAGGTAAAAAATCCGTCTTCTGCTTTGAGTCCTTTTTTTACGATGCGGAAATAAAACGCGTGCGACGGCTTGTCTACCTCAGGAGTTCCAATAATGTCCATCGGACCACCGGAGTCTATCAAACGAGATTGAATCTTTGCCGGAAGTTCATCACGCAAGTGAAGTGACTGTGGGGCTTCGTCATAACTGATGTAGTAAAATTGTGTACCGGCAAGAGATGATGCCTGATCTTCTCCGGTTGGGACACCCTTGATGTACGAATTATTTGCAAAAATCACCTCACGCTTTACCTGCTTATGCGCTTTCAAAAATGATTTTATTTTACATTGGTTACGAACACGACGTTGAATGCCATCCTCTCCGGTCCACCAATACACAAACTTATCTTGAAAAATATCCACGACATATCGATATGCCGCATCCACCTGAAGGGAGTGAGGGGAAATGTTCAGGGTTGGATACCGCGCTGTGCGGATTTGCTCAGGATCTCCATGCAATCCAATCTTGTAAAAATTATACCAAATATGTTTTACCGCAGTGACAAAAGTTTTGCCAAAACGGTTTGATGGACAAAGAATGTTTTTCAAAAATGGATGATTCTCGAACTTATCCACAAGCTCATCAACAGTCATTGTCATCTGCTCACCCGGCTCGAGTAATGGAAGTTGGATTTTTTCCGCAATGGCCATTTCGACCCCACGTCTGATCTGCGTTTTTGTTGTCATCCAAAGCCATATCTTTTGGCTTGCATGAAACTGCAATCCCAATAGTTCCTGGCCGAATAAGACAGGATCTTTACGACCACGCGCAATAATAAGCGCCGTGTCCTTGACGCTTGTTTGTAGATGCTCAGGGGTAGACCTGAGCATTGTTTTGAACGTAGTTGGAAGTGGCATAATTACAATTGTGATGGATCAAATACAATGCTTGATAGTATTTCAACATGTAAGGGCTCTTTTGCTTGTTCAAGTTGCAGTTGCTCATCGGGTTCCTCCTCAATCTCAGCATCAATTATTTCGCTTTCCTCAACGTCCCCGTACTGCGCTGCTTCCATCATTTCTTCAAACATAGATTGATCACGATTGTCCTTGTTTCGTTTGAGCTCAAGTGCTTCCATATCATTTTTCAGCTTGATCGCATCGCGGAGCATATTCATCCGGTCCTTGATTGGTACGCGCTTCGCTGCTTCGGTATCATCAGCAAGTTCTTTGAGAGCTCCAACACCAATTTTCATCATGTATTCAATGCTGTTTTCCTGCAATTTCTTTAGTGTCGTTTCGTCTGTTTCAAAATCATTTGACTGTACGTGTACCTCAGCAAGTGAGGATGATGTCGGAACTGTAGCAGGGTTACTTTTTTGCTTTTCACGCTTCTTTTTTTCTTTCCTAGAAAAAGTTGACCACGTAGCTTTTTTAATATCAGGATCTCGTGGCTGAACAAACTGACGCCAAAAATCAACATGCCCCATACGGTGCGCATGTTTATCAAAATCCTCCATGATCGCCGCGTAATGTGGAGACGCTTTGATTATTGGTTGGAAAAACTCTTGATTCGCTGGCATAGAAGTATTTTTTTCAATGTAATTATACAGCTATTGTTGACAACAGTAAAGTTTTGCACATTTTATTCACACCAACCACTTGCACAATAAAAAATCGTGATGTATAGTTTATTTGCTTTCAATCCTAACAAAATCCTATGCGCAAAAAATTGAAAAAACTGAACTCCAAAGCAAACAGCTTTGGTTTTTTATTGCATAGTTTCTAGTACACCGGGTTCCAGCTTGCCAAAAAAACATTGGTTGTAGGATTCCAATGTTTGCGACGAGAGCCTTGCTGGATGACAGGATTCGTCTTGTTCCCGGTGCAGTGGAAATTATCCACTATCCTCTCCCTATCCGTCCGGAATCGTTTAGGGAGAGGTTTCCTCTCTAATGTATCTATGAAAATGAAAATAATCATAACGCAGCACGCGAAAGAGAGACTTATCGAACGAGGGGGGATAATGTTGAAGCTCATTGCAGAAGACGCATATCAAAATGGTGAAAATCTCACTGATGAAGAAATGCGTATCATGTTTGAAAAAGGGATCTTCGGGAAACGATACTGGGGATCAACATACAGAAAACATTTCGGGCTCATATGGGTATTCCGAAATAAATCAAAAAAAATTAGGCTTCTCACTGTCCTTTATCCACGTTTTCTTAGGTCTCCGTTTGAAAAGGACAGTTATTTTGAAGCATAGTCACTCCACTTTACCCCATAATAGGGGTAGTGATGGTGCGATTATGCGGACGTAGCTCAATTGGTAGAGTAGGGGCTGTTACCCCCGATGGTTGCTGGTTCGATCCCAGCCGTTCGCATTTACATGTATTTGCCCACTGGCTTACGTCACTGTCAACTTGTTACTTCGGTAAATGGAGGTGCTATGCCTACAATGGAGCAACCGCACTACTGCTCCACGTGCAAAAAGCAAACACCTCATGGTTTAATCGAAGAATCATACCTGTTTGCCGGGCGCACATTTCATTTGTTTGTCCATTTCTGCATCACATGCTGCAACAATCGTACGAGCATGTGGATCAGAAGGGACTTGGCCGTCCGAAAGGACGTGTAGAAGGAGGTGATCAGTATCTCCGTGACTGGCTCCGACACGGTTAGCGCAAGCAATCGGAGCCCCCTCATTCCCCGGTCGTCTATCGGTAGGACGCAAGGCTTTGATCCTTGAAAGGGTGGTTCGATTCCATCTTGGGGAACGACAGGAAAGATGTCAGGAGCAAGAGTCATTCTCTTGTTCGCGGGCTATACTCGTCTACTAACTGATTGTCATGACGGTCGATCTGTAGAGCCAGGGTATGCAATGCGACGTAAGTTCGTTGTGTTTCACAGGGGCATCCATGCTGACTATGATGGTTTGGTCAGCGCATACGCGTCGGTGCAAAACGGATAAGCTCTCAGCCTCTAAGCTGAGGAATATGCAGGTTCGACTCCTGCCCGACGCTCAAATAACGATTTCATTCCTGGCGATTCTTGGCATGTCAGCCCCTCCTTCTGACGTTTTGCTGTAGAGTTGCTGGGAATGAGGTCGGTATGTATCGACCAGTTGAAAATAGACACACAGGAACGAAGACCGGCGGGTCAGCCGACACCAAACGCTTGTGGCGATTTGGACCGCAACATGGCGAATAGCTGTACAACCATGTTCATAGGGGAATTGTACATCCCGGTTCCTGTGCGTGTATTTTCAATACAGCAATAAAAATATAGGGGAAAATAAAGTCTCCCCGGTGTTCCAACGACGGACCGACGCGCATGTGCGCCAGGTGAAGATGGAATTACTCAACCCTCGCGAGTGTGGAAATGAATCGGCCACCATTAGTAAGCGGGGCTCTCCGATACCTCTGGTAGTAATAACGACCTGAAAGGGGGAAACGGATCAAGAGTTAAGTTTCAGGGGCCTTCCCGGTTGCAATACCGGGACGGGTACGAGAATGGGCGAGTAGCCATGATTCCGAGTGTTTTCTGCCCCCGACCTATACAGGAAGGGCATCGGACAAACCAAAAACCCCGCGTAAGCAGGGTTCTCGGTGAATCTTATGCCGTTTTTCTTCGGCAAGGTAGTTTTTCCAGTAGGAACATGGCCGTACGATCTTTACAACAGGAACGAAGTAACGAAGAGACGATAGCTCTGGCTCCTCGTGAAAAGTTCCCTTTATTGCATTGTTCGCTTTGACAGTGTTCTTGTTCCGGGGAACGGAATCGAACCGCTTTTCTGTGGGTTATGAATCCACCGAGATGCCATTTCTCCACCCCGAGATACCTTCGTATTATACAATAGAACAAGAACATTTGTCAACAATAATCACACCTTATCCACAACCCCATATGATCAGAATACTCATAACGCGGGCGGAAAATTGGTACCGGGTGGAAAGCTCAGATGGACAAACCGTGGACCACTTTGATTTTATCAAAGGTCCCAGGGGGTCCGTGCGCGCTCTGTGGCGCTTGATGAAGCTCATTATGCACATCGAGTCGTCTTACGCTCTCATCGCTCAGAGAGGCCCTGAAATGAAAGCCTCCAGTGATCCTGAGACTCATCCCCACCCCCCAAAATAAACCGGTACTTCAAAATAGGGGTGCCTCATAACGGGGTACCCTTTCCCGTCCCCCCCCTGTTCTTACCCCTAATTATCAACCATTTGAAACGCTATTCGTACTTGCTACCTATAGTGTTTTTTGTTGCCTACCAGGAAGTGTCAAAAGAAGTGCCGGGAAGTGTTGATATGAAGTGTTCAAACGGTGTATTGCCCCTAGTGTCTACACCGTGTCCAGGTCACTGTGTAAAACATAGTGTCTACAATGCGTCCGCAGGACAAGGTGTCCCACCGTGTAAACATAGTTCCCCCGACACCGTGTGCACCGTGAAACATAGTGTTCTGCCCCGTAGGGGCACCATGTAAAAATACCCTGTGATTGTGAGGGTTAATCCGTAGATTAACTTGATCAACAAAGTGATACCCCTTACCTTCTTTCTCAATTTCTAGGTTTTAAGTCTTGTACCTTCGGGCTCTTGAGCAGAGTGTTTGACACGGTGGGACACAGTCCCCCTGCTTCGCGGGGGATGACAACGTGTACAATTTGTATACACCATGTATCAACACTATGTATACACTATGCAAGCGATACTGTGTACTACACTATGTATATACACTATGTATATACACTATGTGTATACAGTGGTATGAACACTAGCACGCGCTTCGCTTGGAACACAATAGAGCGCCCTGTCGGGCGCATCAATCATGGGGCTCACGCCCCAACAAAATGGAGCGCTTCGCGCACACTTTGACCCGCGCTACCGCGCGGGGACACGGTGTGGACACTATGATGGGGACAGTGTTTGGCACAATGTTTCACATGAAACACAATGCCCGTGGCGCCCGTGCGGGGGCTGGTGATAGCCTGTGTGCTCGCTTTGGCTCGCGACTGTGGCACGCGCCATATTAATCTATTCTTTAACCCTGGAATGCAGACGGGGGGGCTTGCTTTCTACATCTCCCGAGGGAGCCCAACATCTGAGGCTTCGAGAGGGGCTTTTGTTCGTGCTTTCTACACGTTCGAGGTAGCCCGCGGGGCTGGTGGCTTCGAGGGGGGCGGGGATTGAGTGGCTTTTGTGTAGTATAATGTTAATAACAATATACTATTGTATACTTATCCACACACTAGGCTTGACAGTATAAGGGATAAGGGATATACTATGTATATAAGTTAATAACAATATATAACAATATGCGCATAGAATACTACATCAAAAACGTGTACGGCAATGACCATATGTACATCGTTGACCCAGAACAAGCTCACGCCGTCGGAACGCTCACCAAAAAGAAAACTATTGACCACAACGACATCAAGGCACTCGAGAGACTAGGGCACACACTCGAACGCGTACATGCCCCGATTGACTAATCACCCCACCTTGCGGAGTATCCGCGAGGCTGGCGAGGAGTCAACCACTTGACCCCCATGTATTCACTCACCTATACGCATATGCAATATCGTATCGGCTGGCGCCAAAGTAAAAACCTGTACATCAGGTACTTGCAACGCCAAGCAATCAAAAAACGCGTATATATGGCTTTAGGGCTTGCCCTTTTCATTGTCATGTATACACTCGCAAGCACAAGCGACGCGCAAATCGTGCAAGCGCTCAATCAATAATCTTGCGCCTATGGAAACACAAACCTATACATGCGGAGGCTGTGGACGTGTCGCGGTGGACTGGAAAGGCAACCCGACCAATGAATGCCCCAAGTGTGAAAAAACCCAATGCGGGGAATGTGGCGAACTATCCAACCACAAAGCCCGCCAATGCCTAAAATGTGGCTGTGCGGTATGTATACAATGCCCCAACCATGAGGCGACATGCTAAATCATCAATAATAATCCTATGCCAAAACAAAAAGAGTATCGCGTCGGCGTATCATACGAGGCGACGGGCACCATGTTTATCACTGCGGGGAGTATCGAGGAGGCGGAACAAATCGCACTCGATAAGCTGAACGAACAAGGGGAGGAAATCATCGACATCTTCACGGGCAGAGACTATCAAACAATCGGAACAAGTGAAGTAGAATATATTTAATTTAATACGTCCCATGCGCTCACGCGAGCATATAGGACGAGAGAGGAAACCATATGAACATCACCACGCAACAACTCGAACAAAAACGCGCCGAGCTTGAACGCGAGCATATCACTTTCAATATCGACCGACTCGAGCACTCCATGCTTGACCGACTCGACGATACGGAAAATCACCCAACCATACGCGACGAGGCGATATACTATCTCGATAGTGAACCACTCGAGGCAATGGATAACGTGTTTTATGAACAAGGACAACGCGAAATACTCGCTGACTTGATACTCGAGACCAAGAAAAAAGCAATCAAGGACAGTATCCCACGCATTGAAAACATGGAAAGCCCACGCACCGGGCACCCCGTGGCGAACCAGTACATCATCATGATGGACGGTATGCGCATTTTTCAATCATACAATGCCATCATAGCAGTGGAAGACCAAGAGGGAAAAATCACGCTTGACGGGAGATACTGGAACTACTCAAACACAACGAGCAAATATCGCAATGCTTTTCTAAAGGAAACCAAAAAGGACACCGAGAAAAAAATCAAAGACGGCACCTATTCACTCGATAACTTAAACTAGTATGACAAGAAGAGTACCCAAAAAAACGTTCACGTTTGAAATGTACCTTTTAGAGCTACAGCTCACCACACTAGACGAACTAGAGGACATAAAAAATGGAGCAGTCGACGAGGAAGATGAAAAAAACCGTGTATGGATTTATTTTGAAGAACATCAAGACGAATACAACGGAGCAGCAGAGCAATATCTCATGTCTTAATATCAATCATACTCATGATACCTATATGCAATCAACAAAATACAAGGAATACATCGACCAAATCACCGAGGAGAACATCGAACAGCAAAAGGCTTTTGCCCTGGCGCAACATCTCCAAATTGAACCCGCGGAAGATGAAACGCTTGACGACTATCTCGCTCAAATCGTATCAACCGACCACACCCCCGAACTGTTCGAGGCGGACGGAGGGGAATATCTCGTATTGACCGACGACGAGGCAGAAGAAAAATGGAATGAGGCACTCGATAACTACATAGACGAGTGCATATTTCCCGAATTGCCCGAGTCTTTCCGCTTTTACTTTGACTATGAAAAATGGAAAAGCGACGCAAAAATGGACGGGCGCGGGCACTCGCTATCATCCTACGACGGCGAGGAGCACGAGGAACGTATCAATGGTATTGACTTTTATATATACCGTGTAAACTAGCCCCATATGAAAAAATACAAAGTACAAATCACACAATCACAAAGCTACATCATCGACGTACTCGCGGAGACCCCCGAACAAGCCAAAAAACTTGCAAGCAAGAAATGGGGGGAAGTGTGCGAAAACGGCACATATCACTATCACGAGGATGAAGACCCCACCACGGAAATCAATCACGTGTTTGACGTAACCGACACCGACGACCCACACAATCCATAGAGTCAAGAAATCGGGAAAGCGTGCGGATAATTCCGCGCTCCCCCCGAGCGCTTGACGCTCAAGCCCTTTACAATTCACCACAAGCGCGGAGAGAGGAAACATATACCCATATGAAAACTATCACCACGCAAATCTATACCATCGACGAACTGGCGCCCGACGTACGGGAGCGAGTCATCGAGGAAAACAGGTATTTCAATGTAGAGCATGACTGGTACACGTTTCTCTATGAGACGTTTATCGAGGAGCGCATGCGACCGCTAGGGTATAGCAATATAGATATTGCTTTCACTGGCTTCCACAGCCAAGGGGATGGCGCGAGCTTTACGGCAACGCTCAATATATGCCAATGGCTACGAGCTTACAACCTACAAGCGAAATACCAAAAGGCGTACACATACGCCGAAGAATACGGGGAGGAGTCAATCATCGAAATCATCAGGACAAGCTCGTCCTACACACACGAAAACACATGCGACGCAGAGCTTGTATGTGATGAACCGAGCATATCCAAATATGACGACAAAGGCAGCAGCGAAATCATGCAACAACTTGACCAAATCCATGCAATGGTGGAGGCGGAACGCCTTGAACTGTGCAAAGAACTATATAGCCAATTGAAGGAATACTATGAGTATCAAACAGAAGACGAGCAAATACTTGAAAGCCTACGAGAAAATGATTATGAATATCTAGCCGACGGACGAATATACTAAATAACTTTAATTATAGCGCTTGTGGTGGACTGCAAGGGGCTCAATCCCTTGACCTTTACAAACTAACGACACGCCTATGAGGCACAACATGCCCCAAAGAAACGACAAGCACACGAGCGAGCGCATGCCAACCTGGCTTGTGCTGGTACTGTTTATCATTGTGGTGGTAGCCTTGTGGCGGAATATGTACAAACTGTACTAATCCGCCCAACCGCACGCCCCCCGACGAGGGGGACAGCGCGGGCGCCGGGCATTTGTGCAGAGGTAACAGCTCGAGCATGTCGTTCAAAAAAATGGTATTTGGATCGAGTGGTGCAGAGGTAGCAGTTTACCCCTGTAGCACCTGGTCCGGACATCCCGGATCAAACTTTTTATCCGTTTCTACATTCTCTATCGTATTGTCTCTTGGAGAGCCCAATACGGGAACGTGATAAAAAAGATATTCCCCCCGGCGAGGCGTCGCTTGGGGGGTGTATCCTCTCTTGAACATAAGCTCATATGTCACAAAAAAAGAAATTAGCATACGCGCGGGTCATCGATAAGATCAGACTCCCTGAAAAACATCATAAAGTGAGGAAACTCACCAGTGCGCAAAAAGAAGAAATCAGGCAACTCTACCAAGAAGGGGAATGGACATACAGAAAACTAGCAGATGAGTTTTGTGTATCATATGGAACGATCCAATGCGCTGTAAATCCACAAGCATATCAACAAATGCTTGAAGCAGGTCGGCGTTATCGCGAAACCCATGAGAAGAAAAAGGTCGACTCAATGGAATTGCGGAGAAGAAAAAAACACCTCATTCTAAAAGGTGAAATAAAATTGTAATATGTCAATCCATACATTAAAAAATACACTTACAAAAGATATTCCAGGTGAAGGAAGAGCTGTTGTCTGTGAATGGATAGACATAGCACACGAGCAGAACAATTATCGACGTATGAAATGTATATTCTCTATGTTGGATGAATGGCGACGTATCAATAACCATCAAAATTATGCTGTATGGTGGGCTATCAAAAAGCTCAAATCCGGGAGAACTTTTGAGGACGTAGCAAAAAGCTGGGATGGTGACGGAAATTACTTTGTCAGCATCGGTATTGGACCTGGTTTTTTGGACAGTGATGAAAATATCCATAGAGAAACAATAGGCGTAAAAATATATGGTCTGGGAATTAAAACATTTAATGGTAGAAATATATTCACAGAGGCAAAACGTGTGATCGAGCAAAAAAATAAATAAGTAGCCTATGAAAAATAAATACCACCCAGGAAAACTCAAAACATTCATTGAAGCGGTGCTACAAATAGAACGTAACCAACCTAGTTTGAGCCCGGACTTTGTCCTTACACAAATGGCTCAGTGGTACCCTGAACTAAAAAAAATATCACGGTGCCCTAATTGCAACGGAAGCATGCAAATGTACGTGTTCAAGTTTGATGTCCTCGATGCACTCCTCTTGATCGCAATGGCTGAACAGGTGAGCGAACGCTCAAAAACAATGAACTTTACCGAAGCAAACAAAGTCCATGTCCAAAGCATGGAGTCTTCAGCCTACGCAGTGCGGAGTCGAACGACGCAGTGCCGGATGTTGGGCCTTGTTGCCAAGGTGAAGAACGAAAAAGGTCGACACGTGGGAGGTATGTGGTCAATTACCTCACGAGGATGGGCTGCCCTTCTCGGAGATTGGGTCCCTGCTGAAGTGCTCACATTTCAAAATGAAATTGTCGAGCGCAGCGAGAAGGTAACAACCATAGATCAAGCACTCAAAAGCCATGTGCAGAAGGTGCAGGATCAACAGTCAGAAGGGAAGACACCCACCTCGGATTATACACAAATTATTCATCGTTTCTCCCAATTTGATTGGGTACAATTTGGAGAAATGGATCAAGGAAAATTATTATGAAAGATGTAATCTATCTAGTGGTAAATAGGCAGGGTGTTCAGTCCATGAGAAAAAGTTTGGTTGACGTGAAGAGGGGTGAGATATGCGTTAAACTTCACGTAGATGTCACCAATGATGCGTTCACACCACCGGTACTGGAACAACATGTTGCCATTGATACTTGGCATGGTGGTGTCGACATTGAAGATGTGCAATTCAATCAAAATGTCATCACAGAAGAAGAAGCAAAGATTATCAAGGAAAAACGGATTCAAAAGATGAGGTTGATTTTGGAAAAACAGGGGTATAAAATTGAAAAACCTTGTCAAAAATGCGGAACAGACGATGCTATAATTGATTGTCCAAAATGTGAAAAAGCTTTCTGTGATCCATGTTCAATAAATCATTCATGTAACTAAAAATATGCAAGACCTACAGGAAGTTTTCAATCGAATACAGAAGAACAAGGAGAAGCTCAAAGATCTCAAGGGCGCATTCACTGAGGCACTGAAAAGCTCAGAATCCTACGTGGAAGCAGCGGAAGCCGTAAAAGTGGTAAAGGAGAAGCAGAAACGTATAGAGAAGGAATTGAAGCAACACTTTTCTGGTGAGTTCACACAAATGGAAGATTTGAAGATTGATATTGCAAGTGACCAGGAGGTGCTCAACGATATTGCCATAACCATGGTAATGAAAGGAGAGGGAGTATCTATTGTAGACAAGTACGAAAACGAATACGAGCCGCTCTTTAAGATAAACTTTAAGAAGGTAAAATAGTTATGAAGAGCTCAACAAAAATACACTGGGCCATTGATCTGGTACTTGTGCTGATATTCCTAGCAATGGAGGCTCACATATTTTTCAAGGTCAACGAAATACTTTCAATTGTTGAAACAATAGCAAAGTAACCTATGAAATCTCCAAAAATATCCCCTATAAGCAGACAAGCGATTTTAGTGAGTCATGAATACATCGAGAATATCTCGCGCATTGCTGAAGAACTCATGAAAGAAGCACAACTAAATAAAGTTGGTATGCACATCAAAGTATACGAAAAAATACATTACCTTTCCGTGTATATCAATGCACTCGAAGAATCAGCGAACTTATTAAAACATCATAACATGGACACATATGTCGGAGAAGCAAAACGAGGAAAGTACACCGAAAGAAAAACAAAAGGTCAAGAAACCAAAACCATTTAATTCAGAGGATCATCTCGTAAAACCACACCGGAAAAAGTCTCGAGAGGTGGTGGAATCAGACGTAGATCGCGTGCTCGACAGTGCAAAGATCATGCTCACTATTTGCCGGTTGCCTGTTGGAGTAAAAGAGGGAGGGCGTGCCCTTGCTCATTGCCAAATCGACGATCAAGACCCACTCAGATTCTTCGTCCTTCGTGATGGTGCTATCGTGATCAATCCTGTAATCATACGCCATACCAAACACAAAGACCTGAAGCCTGAAGGGTGCCTTACCTATCCGTGGGAAAAAAAAGATGCCCATGTTGGAAGACATTACAAAGTGACGATTGAATATCAGTCACTTACTCCCGAGAAAAAACTCACTGAAAAACGTGAGATGAATCTCAAAGGGCTTGCCGCCCAAATTACTCAACATGAGATCGACCACATGGAAGCAATCTATGTGTTTGATAATCAATAATTTTCATATGTATAACGACAAAGAAGACAAAGAAATCAAATGTGCATGCGGTGAGACATTCCTATTCACTGCCGGGGAACAGTCATTTTTTGAGCAACGGGGACTTGCTGAACCAAAAAGATGCAAATCTTGCCGAGCAGAAAGACGAAGACAACAACAACAAGAAGAAAATTAAACAACAATAATTAACTGTGATATACTATAGCAATAAATATCTATAGTATGTCACTCACCCTCACACTTCACGGGCGCGTTCCATCCAAAAAAAACAGTAAACAATGGATCATACGCGGTGGAAAAAAGTTTCTTGTACCAAGCAAGAACCACGCAGCATGGCTTGATACTACCTTATGGGAAATCATGAGCCAGCGACCAAAGAAAGGTATTGAGAGATGTGGTATCGATATGGTGTTTTACATGCCTGATAATCGTATTTCTGACCTTTCAAACAAAGCGGAGTCCATTATGGACGCGCTCGTAGATGCCGGGGTGATCATTGACGATCGTTGGCAAGTAGTTCGACCACTCAATCTTGATTGTGTAGGTGTGGATAAAAAAGACCCTAGAGTCGTCGTCACCATAACCGAGTATGATTCACTTTGATAAACTGCTCAGGAATGGTGATATTATTTGCGATGAATGTGGAACAGAAAAAAACTTTTATGCTGAATCATTCAGGGGAATTGTCGGAGACGCAATGGCCTGTGGATGGTGGGTAGAAAAGGATGACGAGACAAACAAATGGTATCACTACTGCACTGAATGCAGAAGAAAATTAAAAACCTATGCCTAATCCAAAATACGACAATTTTGTCCTGGTATTTGCGGGAAACCGTAAAGAGTTCAAGACGTATATACAAATGCTCATTGAAAAAGAATGGGTATTGAGGTTTGACATCCTATCGAGCAACACCGCGATGATAGGAACAAGCCGAGGGAAGTTGGTCCTCTTTCGCTATGTAGCAAAAGAAGGAGACCATATTGGTGCGAAGTTCAAAGATCCACGGACAGAGGTTGTCACCACCGGAACATGGTTTAATCACAAATGGATCGCTAACACGCTTGAAAGATTACGGGATATGTACCCTGATCTCAAGTTCAAAAGCGCATACATTAAAACCAAATCATAACCATATGCCACAAATGACCAAAGAGGATTGGCTCGCAACCATCAGAAAAAAACTCATAGGAACACTCCCTCCACACATTGTCGTTGATGAAAACTTTGGTGTGTCTACTTTCCTAAAAGTTGAGTTTGTAAATAAAAAATGGATCGTTGGATACTACTATCAGGCGTACAATGGAAGTGAACCTAGTATAAAGACGAAATCAAAAAGCCTGTTCAAAGCGGTATGGAAGACTCACAAAAAAATCCTGTCACTATGCCGTTATTCATCAGGAGAATTGCCATTCTAGCAATTTTCGTTTTGTATGGTATTTCTGTTGCTCCCTTGGAGATACATAAAGATCCGTACACCACAATTTATGAGGTAAAAAGCGCTGCCCCTCCAACAGTAGAGGAGATGATTATTCAGTACGCGAATCAATATGGTGTGCCGGTGCATCTTGCAATGAGAGTTGCTGATTGTGAAAGCAATTTTGACCCATTGGCACGAAATCCAGCATCAACAGCAAAAGGTGTCTATCAGTTCATTGACTCAACATGGGCAGGATACTGTGATGGAAATGTGCTGGACGCAGAAGATAATATCCAATGTTTTATGCAGTTGTACCCTCATTATCGACAATGGTGGGTATGTAAGTAGAAAATAGGGTAAATACGCTCTTGCAATGTATACAATAGCGTGTTATATTAAATAATAAGTAACTTTAATAACACCTATGTTGGTAGAAATACTCGATAAAGTAGCCGTCGATGAGCGTGAAGAACGGTACGGGGATAAGAAAAAAACAACATTTTGGTGTTCTGAGTCCGAAAAAATGGACTTTGATATTTATCACCAATTCAAAGGTACCACCGTTACGAATCCGATAACCGGAGAAAAGCTGATCATGCTGCAAATGAGAAAGCTGACTGAGCAAGCGATCGTGGATTTTGTACGGAAAGAAGGTATCCTCATCGAGGAATACGCAAATGACAAGAGATGTTTCTTTGAATGGGGAGAGCACAAAGTGCCAATATCAGGATACCCGGACCTTGCAATTACCGGTACTGCATTTGGAAAAGCTCTCGTAGAAATAAAAACATATTACGGAGATAGAAACCAGGCCGAGGTGAGCGCCGGGCGCGTGAAGATGTCGTACATGGTTCAGCTTGCAATATACATGTACTACTTCAAGTTCAAGCACGGCATTCTATTCATGATCAACCAAGGGACCGGACAAAAATATGAGTACGATTTATATCAAGATGAGAATGATGAGTACATGTTCCACTGCCCGGATAACGAAATCACTTTTGATCTTCGTACGACATTCAAGAAGTGGGAAAATGTATGGGTAAACTACGTGCAGAAAGACATTGAGCCCCCAATTGAATACCAATACAAGTACGACATCGAAACGCTTGATTGGGAAACAATCCCAGCAAGCAAAATATCGAAAGCCCGGACAAATAAGGCAGTAATCGGAGATTGGCAAGTGCTGTACTCTGATTTCAAAGATCTTATTGTGGAAAGGCAAGGCACACATCTCGGATATAATAACCAAGAGATAGAGCGCATTAAAGAACTTACTAAAGGATATTCTAAGCGAGCGAAAAAAGGAGAAGTCCGCTTTGATCCATCCGTCCTAACATAATCCTATGAGCAATCGTTCAAGAAATCGAACAGAGAAAGAACGCAAATCACTCAAGTTACGAAGAGAAGATCGTACTGACTTGCTAGAATATAAAAAAGCGAAGGTACAGTTCCGCGAACAGATGTCAAAGAAAGTTCGAGAGGTCCCGACATGTGAGCGTGCCGGATGCAACAACCTTTGTAATAATCACGTAGATCCGTTTGGCATGCAAATAGTACGTTTCTGCTCGAAAATGTGCAGACTGGCTCGACATAATGCAAAAATGTATGCCTGAAAAAAAAGAATTACGGATTGACCGTAAGCCAGTAAACTCAACCAACATTGTGTCAGTCGGATATGATGATCCAACAAATACGTTGGATGTAGAGTTCTATAGTGGGACATTGTATCGATATGCAGATGTTCCAAGAAACGTCTATGAGCGTTTGATCAGTGCTGAGTCAGTCGGATCATTCTTTCAGCAAAACGTAAAAAAAACATTCCAATATAAACGAATTGTATAATCCTATGTTTAATAAAAAAAAGCGTATGCAAAAAGTAGACCCACCAAAAAGAGAACCAATGTTCGATCCAAACATGATAAATAAAGTGTTTGAAAAATTATCTGAAGAAGATTTGGATTCTATCGTTTCAATGATTTCAAATGGAGATACACACATTGTCATTGGAATGGATTTCGCAAAAGGAAAATCAGAATCAGTAACCGTTCCTCTCATAATAAATCCTGGAAACAACCACGCAGAGATTTTTTCATGGGATCCAAAACGTGGACTTATATCTCCACTACTAGAAATGAAAGAAAAAGAGGAGGAAGAAAAAAAGGTAAAACTTGCAAACGATATTGTAAATCACTTTTTTAATCTAGGTGCTCGGGTCGGACATAGCGACTTTGAGTTCGTAAAGGATAGACTATGAAAATCATCGGACTACAATCAAATAACATCAAACGCTTGAAAGCAGTGACGCTTGCCATCGATGAGAAAGATAATCTCGTGATCGTCAGTGGAAAAAATGCTCAAGGAAAAACATCACTTTTGGATTCAATTTGGATGGCACTAGGCGGCACCAAAGCAATCCCTGACAAACCAATTAGAGATGGTGAGGAGAGTGCAGACATCACACTGGACATAAAGGGAGAAAAACTCTCTTTCAAAGTACATCGATCATTCACCGAAAAAGCATCATACCTCACGGTAACGAATGAGCAAGGGGCAAAATACAGTAACCCCCAAGAGATGTTGAACCACCTTATCGGGAACCTCACCTTTGACCCTCTCGAGTTCACCCGTCTTGCAAACAAAGAGCAAGTCGCACAACTCATGCAACTTACCGGACTCAACTTTGATGAAACAGACAAAGAAATCAAAGAGCTGAGAGAAGAACGCACGATGGTTGGACGGGAAGGAAAAACATTCACGGCGCTTGATGGGGAAGCTCTCGAGCAAGTACAAAAACTTGCGGCCACTGAAGAAGTTTCCATTGCTCAGATGAGTACAAAATATCAAGAGCTATCGAAACAAAAACAGGAGCATGATCAAGGGCAACGAAGACTGGTAGAAATTGATGAACAGATGAAAAAACTGGTTGCCGAAAAAGAATATATCCTATCGCTGGAAGCGCCAAAGGAAGATCCTGAAAGTGTGAAGGCTCAGATCGATAATGCGGATGAAACGAATAAAGCGATCCGGGAAGCAAAATCAAAACTTGAGAGTCATACAAAACATTCTGAGAAAAAGTCGGAATATGAAGGGCTCACAAGTAAGATTCAAGAAAAAGAGGAAGGGAAAAAGAAAGCGCTCGCTGAATCCAAAATGCCTATCAATGGATTAGCATGGGATGATGAGGGGGTGAAATACAATGATATTCCTTTCAATCAATTATCAGGTGCTGAACAGTTGAAGGTATCTATGGCAATTGCTATGGCCTCCAATCCGCATATGCGCGTGATATTGATCAAGGATGGTTCATTGCTCGATAAAGATAACCTGAGCGTCATCGAATCCATGGCCAAGGAAAAAGATTTCCAAATATGGATGGAAGTGGTAAGTGACTCAGGAGAGGTCGGTATCTACATCGAGGACGGAGAAATTAAAAATAATAATCAATAGCATGTTTATATGAACAAACCAATCATTCTGATCATCGAGGAAAACGCTGATGGCGTTACCAAAAGACGAGCAGAGTTCATGAAAAATCATGTGCTCTATAGCGATGACTTTGTAGAAACAAATGATGCTCGCTATTACGTCCGGTCGATGTCAGTAAACATTGACATGGACAAAATACTCATTCCACCTCCTGAAGGTTTGGTAGCAAAATACGAAATCGAAGGATTCATAAAAGGGATGGAGAAAAAACTCGAGGACATTAAAAAAATTGCCGGGTACAAACCAGGAAATGTGCAAAGCACTCCACCCCCTGAGTTTGGTCTAACAGCGCCACCAATGGCAGCTCCGGTAGCCCCACCAGTAGGAGGAACTTCAATCAGCGGCCAAGCCGTATAACATATTTTGTATGAGATTTAGCGTACATCGAACACTCAGATTAAAAAACATCGACCAAGTTCTTCCTGATGAAGAAGAACGAATCCAAGTAGAAGGTGCAGATAGTTTTGAAGAAGCTATACAAACACTTGATCAGAAAGTACGAGAACGAATGTCCGTTTGGAAACAGTCTGCGGAATCATTCAAAGCGTCATCAAATAAAGTTGAACAACCAGCACAAAAAAATCCTGAACAAGGACAAGTGAGTGTAGAGACTACTCAAGTTGATGCACCTGTGGCAGAAACACCCGCCGCACCTGCTCCTGCTCCTGAGGCTCCACAAAATACAGAAGCACCGGCACAAGCCTCTGCTCCTGAAACAACCGTCGGACTGGAATCTGCTGCGCCTGCGCAAGCCCCAGCACCGGCACCTGAAGCACAAGTGCCAACAGCACAACCTTCAGCCGTTCAACCACAATAATAATTTTATATGGACAAAGAATATCTCAAACCAAAAGAGGTCGCAGAGATGCTCGATGTTCACCCAATGACGGTATACCGCATGATCAAAAGCGGGGCAATAAATGTCGTAACATTGCCTACGCCCACAAACAAAAAAAAGCGGTACCGCATCCACATTGCGGAAATCAATAATCTTCTAACCAAAAATAATTCATATGACGGAGATAGAGATCCCCAAAATCAAAAAGACCCAGGAAGTGGGGGAGATCCCATTCCAGCTCTTGGAGATCCAGGAGGAGATACTCCAAGGTTGGAACAAGAGGATCCGCAAGATGATGTACCTGTTCAACAGCCCTCTTGGTAATTGGGCCTACTACGATACAGGTTCAAATATGGTCGTGGAAATAGGTGAATGGAAGGATCGAGCAGCAAACATTGCAGGAGATTGGGTGAGCATGACAAAGTATTTTCGTATTGTAGTACAATTTCTGCAACCGGTGACATTCTCATTATGGGATGCAACCGAAAAAAAATTAGTTGATGCCAATACGGAAGTCGCAGTGCTCACAATTACAAAAACCGCCTATGATTATCTTGTGACCGCAAAAGAAGGGCGCCCACAAGAGTCCTGGTTCAGATTTTTGTACAAAGTTGTGAATAGAAAAAATGGACAAATGATCTATGTCAATGGCGTGGAATATGTTGATCCGGCAAATCTACCGAGTGTACCAAAACCTCGTATGGAATTGCCAAAGGAAGCTGTCCAGCCTGAACAACCATCTGCTCAGCCATCCACTGTTACCTCCACCACAAAACAACCACCGAGTGATCTTGCGCCTAGCTTGCCTGATCAAAACGTAGTACAATCACCACAACCTACTACGCCACCAGTAGCACAACCACCGGTGGCGCCAAGTGGCCCAGCATTACCAAACTTTTATCAATAAACTTATTTGTATGGAAGAAACACAAATCCCGGGAAACCTCTCTCCCGCGCGGGAAGCATCTCTACGAGGTTCTCAAGTAGAATCTGAAGTAGTCGGCGAGGAAATGGAAGAAGATTTTCTACCTGAGCCAGAAAATGCACCAACAGAAGATGCTCCTGAAACTCCTCAGGATGATGCACCACAAGGTGACGCATCGACTGACACTGACCCTGACCATGGTACATCAAGCGATGAACAGGGCGTCGAAGATGAAAGAGAAGGAGACAAATCACCTGAAAATGGTGAAGAAGACTCTGAAGGAGAAGAAGATGGGGACAATCAAGTTCTCTAACGCTTCACCAGACTTTACAGGATTACGCAGGTGAGGTTTTTATGCCAAAGTGGTATAAAGTGGTATAAAGTATCATCTCAAACAAAAACACCCCGTAAATGGGGTGTTTTTGAATACGTTTTTTTACTATTTCTTGAGAAGTAGCGCGTATACGGTAGATGCTGCGGTAAGAACTCCCACCATTGTTTGATACCATTCGGTACCACGAAACATGAAGTATACCCCACCAACAACCACTGATAGTCCTATGGTGATGAGTTTGGTACCCATCGTATCGGTCCCGTGTTTGTTTTTCGCCCATTGAATAAACAATGAGAGCACGGATCCTACTACAAGGATACCCATGAAGTCAACGATTTGCATGTCCATATGCTATAGATTACTAATTACAATTTTTCTGTTGGCTTTTATTTCTTCCGGGATAGTCAAGATTGTATTCCAGTCTCCCCAAATTGGATGAGTAAAATCTTTTCCTTCAACGAAGGTTTGCTCATCACCAATATGGATAATCTTCTTTTTGTCTACAAAATAACATCGTGGATCATTGGCATTTTTTATTACTTTACCTTGATACTTTACAAGTATATCAGCGACATTATGTGGAATATCTACGATGATAAAGAATGTACCAAGACCATATTGTTCAAGTTCATCTTCCCAAATATAGAATCGTCCATCTTTACCCCAGTTTTTCCCAAAGGAATTGTCAAACCACCAACGGACACGCCCGTCTACAGTTTCTTTTTCACTAAATACAAAGGCATGCCCGCCCACGGCTCCACCTGATGGCAAAGGAAGACGTCCATCTTTTTCAGTGCGATTGTAGCTTTTATACCACATGTTGGTTGTTACCAACGGTATGCGCTCATTGTATGCTGTTCTGACAATACGAGCCCAATCTCCGGGATAAATATACCAGTAAGTTTCTGACCTGTACTCCGCTGCCTCAACGTATACATCTTGAGAAACATTGTCACAAACTCGAATGTATACATCTTCAGGAAGTGTCGTATCTTCCGGTACAGTTGAATCAAGTGGAACACCGTACTTCGCGGACATCTTCATGGCCAATGGGACGTTGGTTCCCCAACCACTAAAGTTTTGCTCGCGTTTACATAAAGAATATAGAAACATTTTTGAAAGATCAATCAATTCACCACGTTCGTTTGTTTCTTGCTTACTTTTTTGCTTACCAACTGCGTGTCCAACGCAAGATGGCTTATTTCCTTGATTTGATTTTGGAAGATCGATACGAAAATCAGGGACCTCCATAGCCCCGACTTCTTCGATCTTATAGTATGGAAAATTACGAGGGTCATCCTCGACTAATTCACAACCAAGTGGAAAATCGTTTTCCTCTTGAGTTGATGCTTTTTTTTCATCAGACATATATTTATTTTTTAGCAGCCGGTAAGCGTTCTTCTAAAATGGTATTGACTTTTGCTACCTGCAACTCCAATTGGCGAATTGCCTGCTGGCTTGATTTTATGTTTTCCTCGATCGTATGCAAATGATTTGTTTCTATACTATTAAGTTTATCTGTAAGGATTTGCTGGCTTTTAATCCTTTCATCAAATATAGTCAAAAGGTTATCCGATTTAATTTGGGGGTTTCTAAAAAAATGATACACTCCAAATGTCACACCCAATATAGATATTCCAAATGTCAGATATTCAAAAGTGATAACTCCGCCCATACCTATTTATCGTTATGAAATAAATCAGATAGTGGTTTAATTTTAGCATTGTAATATGTGAGTGTGTAAAAAATAGAAGTGAGCAACATTAGCCCATACCATTTCCAACTCATGTCACCAGCTATCTCCCCAATACCAGTAATCACAATTGAGACAAGAAATAGAACAGCAGGGCTGTCATCCTTGAACTCCTGCATTGCCTTTTGGGCGACCTTTTTTATGCTCACGGGCGTTTTTGGAACGCGCATTTGCACACCCATAGGCTCAAATTGTGATTTGCTTATTGACATATATAAACATTATATCACAATTACCCTTCCGTGAGAACTAACTGTACACGATTTTCTTGTTTGTTTTCATCAGTGACATCGATCTTTGTGTCAACGCTATCCACATATACATCGTAGTCATTTTTTAGAGCAGTACCAATAGCGTACGCACGTGCTTTTGTCCCACGTGCTCCTCGTGTGATACCCCAAATGCGATCATTATTTGCAGATGTATAATACATCTCCTCAACATATCCACTTGTGATTGCTCGGACACGGCCAGCTCTTGGAATAGGGCGGTTTGTGTCAATACGCGCGGATGTTGCTGATGACGTGAGTGCCGTTTGAAGCGCACATTCAAAGAAGTCAGTGTCTTCAAGAATCACTTTTTGTTTCAGATTCAACAAGTTCCAAAGCTCATTCGATATTTCCATACCGGTTCTTTGCTCTTGGTTTCCATCCAACAAACTGATTTGTTTTGAGGCATCCACTGTCATGCTCCAACGTACTTTGAAATCAGGGAATGGTTTGTAAGCCAAAATAACGTCACGTACTATTGGTGTATTTGATGTGGTGGTAGTGTTTAGTTTTATTCTAATCCAAATCTTGTTGAACTTTACTGTTGACGCAGGAGTGAATACACGTTTTGTTATATTTGCATCATTCGATGCTGTTACATTCCCTATTGTTACCCAGGTACTTCGATCATCGATTGAATAATCGACTTCTATTTCAGTACCGGTAGCAAGTTTGTCAAAAATAATAGTGATATTGTCCAATAATTTATCAATCGAAGATATTTGGTCCATCTCACCCATAACAAGATAATTTTCACCATCCTCTGATTTGTACGCACTATCCGAATCAATATATACATTTGTAGGATTTTCTTCATCAAAATAATAAAATGTACCAGATGAGTTTGTTGTCACCGGGATAAGATCGTAACTATTACTATTTGCCGCGTTTTGTTTATGGTTAAAAAACACTTCACCGTCATATATAAGATTGCCCCAATATAATTTATTATCCTTTTCCAGACACCCATCATTGAGCGCAATCCCAAGATCGGTGGCACTTGTCTGTGTTCGAGAAGCATCTCGCGTAAAAATCAAACGTAAATCACTGCCATCATAATCGTATATTTGCGAAAGCGGTACTGTTATGATAAGTTTTCCACCAAACACACGAAGGAGCTTTTCTCCCACGCCCCAGTTTGGGGTATTTGTATTATAAAATGTTCTTACTGTCTCATCGGTTGAGGTACTCGGATCAAATACTCTCAATTCAAGTGTGTTTGAATTATTTAGAAAGTAATATATTTTCCCGCTAAATGCAGCCATTGATATAGGGATTGCATTTGTTTCGATATATACTTCTTCGGTAAACGTAGTCCCATCGTATGACAAAATTGCAATTTTGTTGTTGGTTGTATCATCAATACCAAAATAAATTAAACCACCAAGCTCAGCAGCACACCGTGATGATCCCATTCCGGTAAGTGTCGATGCAGTCAATATACCTGAGCTATGGTCCGTGACACTAGATCCATCCCAGCTTTGGACAACTTCTGTATTACCACTTCCAACCGCAAAAATATATAATTTATTTTTATATGCAAACATCTGAGATACAACATTTTGATTTGTACCACTGAATGTAAACAAAGATGTCCACGTTGATCCATCCAAATAATATACCCTTGGTTTATTGTCCGCGGTAGCATCTTCGGTACCAATATATGTATTTTTCACTGAGTCTACTTCACCATAGGTTCCACATGTAACATCCGCTCCGGCAGCAAGAGAACTTCCTACCTGTGTAACCTGTCGCTCAAGTTTTATTGCTCCCTGCTCTGAATACACATCAATGTTTGCTGAGTATAAAAACTTTCCATCGTCACGCCATTTTTTCTCATCTTTTATCCCTGCACTCCAATCTGTTTGAGCAACGTAGAAAAGATTTGCCCCGGAGAAATCTGAGTATTGAATATCAGAAATAGCAAGGCGGTCTACCTGGCTTTGTATAACCCTCTTATCATAGAGAGGTTGCCCCGGAGCTCCTTTTAGAATGTATCCTTTGGAGTTCAGTGCAACATTATATTTTTGTCTTACGCCTGTACCCATATAAGTATTATGATACCGGGCCACTTGTCGGAATATGAAAATTATTTGCCAATGCCGGGAGAACTGGTTTTACTCGCCGTCTCAATAACTCGTATTTCGTTTCTTCATCAACAGCAACAGCTCTAATTTGATTGAGTCTGAGCATCCCTTGTTCAGTATTTACATTTCCTTGTTGTGCTATTTTTGCGGCGACGGATCTGAGATACTTTGATTTTGTTCCATGTTTTACCATCTGTATCCAGGCGTCTTCAAGATCAAGCGTTGATGACAATGCTGTTGGTTTTGCGACTTTTCTACAATACGTGAGCTGCGCATAATTTGCCTTACTCGGAGCACTTCCCAAAATAAGTTTGTTTGCCCTTCGATCATGGCGCCAATTTGTGAATGGTTTTTTGAATGTACCACCGGAAGTAAAATTGTCAGATTCTAAAAACTCAATGATTTTCAAACATCCCGATGGACCATCGTATACTTGTACACCAGCAGAAAGAGTTATGCCTGATGTGGATCTCACAACCATACGGAAAAATTGATCTCCCATTTCATCAATAGTATCTCCAATTGCATCGAGCCATTCTTGATTTGTGAAGTTTACTCCCTTATATCTTGCCTCAATTCCTGATGATGTCACTGATGCCAAGTCGATAACACCAGTATCATCGTCAAGTGTGTAATCATTACCTAAACCCTCTGTTTTTGCAGTACCACCAATACGAAGAATCATGGAATCCTCTAATACCGGAGAGTATTTTGTTTTGTAGACGGTTGAGGAATTGTCACCAGTTATTTTATCCTGATGAAGCACTGGTACATCACTTACATCACGTCTCAATTGTGTTACTAATGCTGAAGTAATCATATACCTAATTTAAGAATCGAGTATCATCCATTGAAATTGGATATTGTTGTTGTTCTGATCTAAGTCCAATCACTCCGCGACGTTCTGCTCTTATTTTTGCTTTTCCGCGCATAGATTTTGAAACTCCAGTTTGCTTTAACCTTCCCTTAGCTCTTATTGTATACGAAATACCGGATATTTTCAATCTTGCTTTTGCTTGTACAGATTTAGATTCCCCTAATTGCATGACCCGCGCCTTACTCGTAACTATCTGTAAAGTACCAAGTTGCTTCACTCGTCCCTTTGCTCGCGCAGTATTTAATAATGTTTGTTGAATACGAGCTCTTGCAGATACAGAATCTTCCCGAGTAAACAAAATCCTTGCTTTTGCCGTAATAGATTTTGCAACTCCCAACTGTTTGATTCTACTTCTTGCCTGAACTAACTTTTCTTTTCCATTTATGATAAATGCTTTTGCTGAAATTGTAATTGCAACACCCAACTGTTTGATTCTACTTTTTGCCTGTATATCTTGTTCAACACCGAGTTGCCTCACTCGCCCTCTTGCTTGGACCGTATCCACTTGTGTTTGCTGTATACGCGCCCTTGCCTGTATCGTATAGGTGTTTGTCACTACAAACACATCTGGTACAGTGGTTGAGAATACTGGTGATCCGCTTGCGGTCAAGTCGTTTCCGTTGCTTGTTTCGTCTGTGTAGTCGTTGTTTAGTTTCCAATAACCTACTAAATTAGATTCTGAGCCTGTTAACTCTAAATCATAATTATCACTAATTTCTTGTGCTGTTCTTATATCATTCCACACCCTAACTTCGTCAATAAGACCATCAAAATACTGTCCAGGGTTTGATACAGCTCCAATAGCAAACGGTGCCGAACTATTTAAGATATCTGTAGCATTACTTGAATCCACACTACCTGTGTACTCAACAGCGTCTACATAAAACTTAGCCGATGGAACACTTACATCTAAAGCCACAGCTACGTGATACCAAGTTCCAGTAGATAACGCTACACTATGAGTGATTTGAGTTAAAGCAGAGGAAGCCGCGTTTCTAATTTGTAGATAAAGTTTTTGTTCTGTTGCTTGATAAACAAAAACATAAGCCTGTGTATTAGCAGTTGTACCAACTTTTGAAATTAAAGCTGGATATGTTCCCCCTGCAAGTGATTCAAACTTTACCCAACACTCAAGAGTTAGATCTCCAGTAATATCTAAACCAGTCTGACTTGCGTCATCTATACTAGCATATTGACTACTAGAGGATTCTAAATCTAATGAGTGGGTATTTGCCATACAGCTTATTCAAAAATTGTGATATACCCCGTTGGATATACCATCACCATTATTTTTTCTTCCGTACCGGGGACTTCGTATCCGAGAACAAATCTATTGTAGTGAAAAAACTCATCCGTTGATGGAGCGAACTCTGTGTATGTAGGATCTACGTCACCAACAGTGGAGCTGAATCTTTTTCTGCAAAACATGATGAGCTTCTTATTGTCTCTGCACTCCTTTTTATAGAGCTTTGCTCTATCATCTTGACTTAGAAACCCATTTACAAATGTAAATACTCCAGTATCCCAGTTGAGGCCGACAATAACCCGCTTTTCTTCATTACCTGTTGGCCAATTAAAGTTTGATACAAACCGCACTTGCTTTATTCGTGACTGATCTATGTGAGAAAAATTATGTTCTTTATCAGAAAATTGTTTGAGTATCACCCCATCGGTATATTCGACTTCCCACTCAAACTCAAGATTTGATTTATTAAAATTGTCAATGTAATTCGAAAAAGTTGATGGGATACGTAAACTCCCTGTTCTATTATCACCAATTTTTACACCCAAATCAATAAGTTTCCTAGTAGCCTTTGCATATGCCAAAATACCGTCCTGTCGTATTTGGAGTAGCTGATCAATTTCCTTGTTGATATTTTCCATAGGAATGGATGGGATGGTATTCCCCACGTTATTGTATTAACGGAACCAAGACAAATCACTAGGATTCGTCATAATTTAGGGTGAAAGTAGCCAAACTTGTATCCCCTGCTGCTGCGGCACTCGTAGTGTTGAGCTGCATGACGATATAGTCTGTGTATCCTGAAGCGGTCAATGAACCAGTGATGTTTCCACCAATAGATACATTTGCACTTCCCGGATCACTCGTTGGCACTGCCGCTGTAGCCTTTGTAGAATCAGCAGATGTAGGTGTCGCATAAGCGCTTACACCACCATCACCCCAGGAGATTGATAATCCGGTACTCGGAGAAAAGTTTGTTGATCTCCAAAACTGGATATTATCAATGATGTTAAAGGTTCCTGTAAACTTCGGTTTGATCCATACCTCCATGCTTTCATCACCTGCGTCTATTGGATTATCAGCGTAGTCAGCCGCAGAAGCACTATCATTTTTTTTGAAGTTGAACAGGTTTCCTGAGATACCCAAATCAGTGAGAGTTTGTCCTGCACCGTTTGCTTGTGTCCATCCAAATGTTGCTGCCATATAACATGTATGTTACGAATGAATAAATCGACCTTTGTTGTTTCAAACCTACCTATTTTATCAATAGGTAGGCTGTAGCCCCAACACCAGTCACTTTTACGTGCATACCACGATCAAAGCGCACACAATCAAGCTCGGCGCTATTGAAACCAACCGCTACAGGTACTGTCATCTGAAGACGTACGTCTCCACTTGCATTACCATCACGGACAGTTACTGTAGCTCCACTTGTTGGTGCATCGAGAAATACAGACTCCAGCACCTTTGGGACGGTTGCTGCGTATACCTGTTTCCCGACGGACCCACTTGGCGTTACTTGTACTGATTCAGCCATATGGTTATTTTTTATGTGAATTAGATTCAATGATTTTGTGATAAACCTCGGAGTATCGTTTGATATTTTCTTCAATCCAATTCCCCTCGGCCCATTTTTTATTATCTTCGATCATGCTTTGTCTCAGCATTTCATCGTCGATAAGTTGTTTGAGGCTATTATACCACTCTTTGAAAGTTTCTGCTAGAAATACATTACACCCATTTTGCTGTGCCTCGATATATGGTGTCACTCTTGATGCAACGATAGAGAATCCCATTGCTGAGTATTCTTTCAATTTGAGGTCTGACTTTGCACAATTGAAGGCATTATTTACGATTGGTGCGATTGCAATATCCCATCCATGCGTTGCGAGTACAACTGGGTATTGATCAAGCGGTTGCCCTGGGTGCATTACAATTTGGCCACTATAATCGCATTTCTTACATTCGTGTGTGAAATGATCAAACTCTGAAAATATACCTTTCAGTTCTTTTTCAAGCATTCCCATGATTTCAAAGCGAACCTTTCCATCATATTCCTTTACTATTTTTTTTAATACCGGCACCACCATTTTGAGATCATCAAAATGAGAGTTTCCCCCAGCCCAACCAATTCTTATGATCCCATCATTTTTGCGCACGGTAGACTGGTCCCATTGTTGTTGACTAAGGAAGTTCGGCATAACATACATATTTTCATTGTATGGCTCATAGTCCCGAGCAAGTTGTGGTGTAGAAACAGTCATTGCATCTGCCTGCCTCATTTTTTCTACTGCACGTTCTATATACAAAGTAGAAGGATTCCACGCAGCGTATCCGGGATTCCGAGGGGATACCATATGAAGGAGATCATCCACTTCAACCACAACTGCCTTCCCCAATTTTTTTGCATATCGAAATGAATCCAGTGAGGCTGTAGAACCTATTTCCTGAAATACGACTAGATCTGCTTGTTCAATGTGTTCTTTGGTGGTGAACTTTACGTCTGTGATAGTATTCATCATTTTGAACCGGCGCAAATACATTGCTGGCTGAAGACATCGGTAGTACCCACAACCACCTTTATCACGAATGACAAAAAGAACAGTCTTCAAGTTTTCATCAAATGGGATTTTGGTAATATCTTTCATAGGATTATGGTTTAATTACCTCCATGACAAACTCATGGGGATGTACTAAAAAGTCTTTATGTCCACCGGTCCATTGTCTGATATTATCAAAAGGAACTCCGATATTTTGTAATTTTTCGGCAAGGTCCTCTTTTACAAGATGTGTCCTACGATTGTAAATAGTATTGAACTCATCTACCGAAATATCAGCCCCTATAAATTGGCGTGTTGCTCTCTCAAAGTCTACCTCTACAATAATAATACTTCCACCCTTTTTCAACGCACGAAGCCATTGCATAATGGTTTTAGATATATCCTGTGGTGTACAATTTCCTAGCGCACCAAAGTCATATATCTTTGTCAGACGTTCTTTATTAAACGGAAATAGAGAAGGTGCTGTAATGGGTAGGATCATATCTACATGCGTATCCTCAACTGGCCACATTGTAGGAAGATCCTCAATTCTTCTTTCATTTGAAATCTGTATTTTCATATTAGTTTAAGCCATACGGCATTTGCTCGAGAGAAAAACCCTTTTCTTCAGCTTCATGCCAATGAATAAGATCGTTACCAAAGTCACTTTTCATATCGACCTTTATTGCTTTTCCTTTCCGTAGTTTCCACTTTTCACTGTACTTTGGCCAATGCTTTATATAATAGTCACATTTTTTTTCCCATTGCTCTACTGAGAGTGCTTTTCCAAAATGCTTGATTTTACCTGATACTGCAACAGACCCCTTCTCAGGTAGATTTACAATACGTTGATCCGGTTTATCGTAACAAATATCAGGAGAGTTTCTGAAAAAAAATACGATCGTACGTGATTCCGGACCAATATACTCACGCTCTGAATATGGTTTATCTACATCCCCAGGAGTGATATAGAAATCGAACAGTTTACATGCGACAGCTTTAATATCCGGATTGAATAGAGTGGAATAATCAAAGTTTTCAATCCTTTCATCTGCATCAAAGTAGACAAACCAATCATCAATATCCGCATTTTCTTGTGCCATATCCAAAATCATTTGTCTATTTACGTGTTCCGCTTGTTCTCTATCTGGATTCCAGTAGTTACCTTTGATAATTTTTTTTACTGCTCTATGTGACTCACAAATATCTACCGTATTATCAGTAGACATATCGTCATAAACATATATTCCCCCGGTGCATATACTCCCCCAATGATCCAAAGTATCTTTCATAATGAGAGACTCGTTCCTTACCTTTATGATGCCAATTATTTTCATATTAGAATGCGTTTTTTGGCTGGATAATATCATCGGCAATATCAAGGTATTTTTTTGCGACAACACGAACATCATGGTTTTGTGTCATGTACTCATACATGGCATCAGCATTTTCCTTAGTATTTGCTTGTTCGATCAATTTGATGACTTCCTCAGCAGACTTCAGTTCTCCAGCGCTATTTCTACCGCTGAAATTGAACCAGGAGAGCTTTTCTACCGTTTCAGGGGTAATCACACCACCTGTACCCCAACGACCGTGCACAAGCCCAATTTTACCCATAGCAATACCCTCAATGACAGATCTCCCCATTCCGACTACAACATCTGAGTCTTTTATGATGTCTTGCACATCGTAGGCTGGTTGAAAGTTTGCCCCCACTGCGCGTATATCAGCGTTAAAGTGTTCTGCAACATCCCGGATTATGTTGGTTACTTTGTCATCTTTTCCTTGGTAATTTGAGTTGAAGAAAATCGTTTTTATTTCTTTTTTGTTTATTGCTTTGCTGTTGTAAGCAAACAATTCCAAATCAATCGGATTTCGTACGAGATGCGCGTCTATGTCATACGAATCCTTGAGGAGCTTTTGTACTTCTTCTGACACTGCGACAAAGGCATCTACACCCACATCGAGATTCGGGTGTTCAGGAAATATCTGCCCTGTATTTTGATCTTTGTGCAATATCCCATGGATAGTCACAATCATTGGTGTGTTTGGGAATACCTGTTTTAGATACCCAGAGATATGATGGTGATTGCAGATAATGAGATCAAACTCATGATCGTCTTGTTCTTCAAGGACGATGCTGTATGGTTTTACGGATGTTTCATTGGAAAATTGCTTTACGCAATGTATTCCGGCCTCCTCAATTCGAGTTGCCATGAAGCCAAGTTTGTCACTATATGCCATCACTTCATGCCCCATACTCTTCAATTCTTTGGCCATAGTCAAACACCAGGTTTCTGATCCCGCCAAAATATCTAGTGTATTGTTTGCTATCAGTATTCTCATAAAAGTATTATTAAATTAAATGGGGGGGGGCGTTTGCACGCCCCCCCCCATTTCTTTAGGGATATGTATCAGAGAACAAGAAAGGCCTTGAACTTCACTGCTGATTTATTTCCTATAACATAGAAAACAGCAGAAGTTGCAGCGGAAGCCGCTGCTTGACCGATCACTATACCCGTGGTTCCAGATAATACGTCCGCTTTTGCATACAAAGGGACTACTTGTACCAATGAAGGCACAACAGCTAGTGTATGTGCTATTGCCTGTGCTACTCCTGCTGAAATGAAAGTACCAGATACACTTTCTACTCTCATTTTTGAGAAAGTGACTGCACTTGTAGCAATCTTTGCAGATGTAACAGAGTCTGCGCCCAACTTTGTTGCAGTGACTGCGCCTGTACCAATCTTCGCAGATGTTACGGCGCCTGCACCAATTTTGGCTGAAGTTATGGAACCATCACCTATATCACCTGCTACGACAGTTCCAGGCGCAATATGTGCGGATGTTACTGCGTTCGGGGCAATATCTGCTCCATAAACTTTAGCTCCACTCAATGCTGCTGGGGCAAAACATGGGAGGTATCCTGAAACTGCATCTCCTCGTGAGGCCATAAGACAATAAATTAGTGATTAAAATCCAAGGACTTATTGTTTAAGGTTCCAATGGATTGAATGGGCTTTTGCGGCGTTCTTCACTTCAGCAGTGAACTCACCTACAATTTGCCATGGTTCATAATCACCAGTCTTCGCCAATTTTTCGAGGAAGAAGTTACGTGTCTGAAGTGGTTTCACGCTGACACGACTTGCATCGATGACCATACATACATCGTTTGGTACCCATCTATCTACTACGACAGGAAGGTCGATGCCGAGATCTGATACAAAGTTTTCAACGGTGAATCCTGCGCGTCGAGTATCCATTGTTGAGCGTCGGTACTCTTTATCAAAAGAAGAAATCTTTTGCTTTTGGAGACCTCCTACAACGATGTGTGATGGATCACCACCATCATCCCATACTTGCTTGATCATTGCGTTCAAGACGCTTGGAGTCAAGGTTTCTGCGGTTGAGTTGGTGTTTCCACTCGTCGCGTGCTTGATGAAGTCGATAAGACCACCCATGGTACCGTAAACGGTATCAGAATGACGTGTCGATGAACGAACACCCATGATGAGCGTACGATCAAGTTCACGCATCAATTCGCGCATGCGCTTATCAATTTGATAAGACTGCTCGCTGCTAATACCGTTGTGCTTGATAGCTTCTGCGGTACCAGTGATTCGTACACCCTTTGAAAAGATTTGGGTGTAGTTGTATGGGCGAGTACGTGCGACTGATTCGTCTTTAGGACCTTCCATCCCTTCAGGACGTGGATGAGCAATAATCTCATAAGATGCTGAATCCGCATGAGATTCTGCTGATGTGGCACCATAGCCACGGGTAACGGTTGCTGACACACCTGAGCGTGCAGTTACTTGTAATACCTCAAACTTACCTGACAATGAATCCTTCAAAAGGGTTCCTGCGGTAACGCGAGAGGCATCACTTGCGGCGAGAATAAGAGTTGCTGAACTTGTAGTAAGTGCGCCTGTAGCTGACGCTGCGGCGGTTACTGGGTTCAACTCATCTTCATCCCACTCGTGTTTTGTTTGTTCGGCAGGATTGTCGGTGGTTACACCGAGGATACCGAGCAAACTATGATCATCAAGTAAAATCGCATCGACCATTTCATCAAGAGACAAAACGTATGTCCCTGACTGATCGTACGACGTTGTTTGTGATGGAGCTTGGAGAGCCATACGAATAACGTGTTAAAAAATGAATAAATTACAATTGTACCTTACCGCGCCGTGCGAGATTGCGAAGTATCGCTGTTGATCTCGCTGCGCCTGTTTTTCCTTCAACAGATTCTTCCTCAGCGCTACTCGAAGTATTAGTCGAACGACTACTACTTGCCGGTGGTGTTACGGGAGTCTCTGTTTTGGGGGCTGGTGTTGTCCCACCTGATTGATCGGTCAGGTTGTCCAACTCCTCATCCAAGAAATCCTGGATGTCGAGGATTGCATCTTCGACCGTCTCACTACGAGGATCTATGTACGCCGCAGGATTTCGCGCGATCAAACGCTTCACCTGTGGAGATAGATTCTTGTATTCGTCGGATTCGAGGACCTTTCCTACTTGCTTTTCGAGCTTGAGCCCAAAAGCCTCACGTTTGGCGGCCTGTGCTTCCTCTCGGGCCTCCCTCACTTCTAAGGGTTCGCCGGAGCCATCGCCGTCACCGTCTCCTGATTTTTCCCATGATCGTTTCTGCTTTGGTTTGCCTTTGCCACTTTCATGACGTTTATCCCAACGACCAGCTTTGGTCTTGAGATCGGCAAGTTCCTTTTCAGAAATCTCAACCTTAGTTTCATCAGGTGGCGGATTTTGTGCCCCACCGTTGTTTCCCTCAGGGGGTGTTCCGGGCGGAGTGGTATTTTCACCAGGGGTTGCAGCCTTTTGCTGGTCGCCCTGTTGATTATTGTCTGCCATATCGATGTGATTAAATTATTCGACAAAAATGTCGAGCTTCTTCGCGTTTCTAACATTCTCTAGCTTTATTATACATTGGTTATCATTAAGCTGCAAGTCTATACGTTCTCCGAACCTACTGTGGATAAACTTTACATCTTTTTTTGTGTATTGTGGATTTCCCATTTTGTCGGTAATCACAATATCTGCCATAGCTTCCGGGTTGTCAGACGTGCCATGAAGCCATGTGATGTTTTTGTCTTTTTGAAATACCTCAGCTTCAGCCTCAGTTTTTCCTTCTTCAAGTGAAAATTGTGCTCTGTTTTCTAGCATAGAATTATTGTTTAGGTGCACTTACCCCAGTATCAGTAGGGAAGAATACACTAAAATACTTTTCTTTCAGTGGTAGTGGTAGATTTTGGAATATACGTTGATCAAGCTCGATATTGTAGGATTTTAATTTCGCGCTCACGTCTCCCATATATAGTTGATGTTTATCCACATATTCATTAAACTTATCCATGTTTCCATCCACAAGCATATTCATTGCTTTGTTTACCTTGTTGTCGTATTCAACTTCATCCTTTTTTACACGATTGAGATTACCTCGAAAATCCGCTTCTTCAGTAGTAGGAAATCCAAGCGTATACTTGAATAGCTCATCAAACGATACCCATCTCATGAGTTTTCCGGTACTTGAGTACATACCAAAAGGCTTCTCAGGATCAGGGGATTGAGATATTCCAGCTTCGTATCTATCAATCGATTGTTTTGCTTTCATCCAGCGTTGTGCACCAACTCCGGTAAGCGTACCACCATAAATCTTCATTGTATTCACGATCTCTTTCCAGTTGCTATTTACTTCATCCGCCATCCCCTGTGCGGCGCCATTGATCATTTGTATAGCACTCCATCCCGCGTTTGTGAGCGGACCAAGAGGCAATCCGGTGATAGGCCCAGTACCAACCCATTTATCTACGTCTACTCCTGCAAGATCTTCCCATGTACGTTTGATTGCTGCGCTTGCAGCATACCATCGAACAAACTTCATCCATTGTCCTCGAGCCGCCCAACTCTTGAGCGTAAATACATATTCCCATGTCCATTGGGCAAACTGAAGTCCGAGCTTTCCTTTTAGACCGTAATGGAGTCTTGATTGTGTTCCTTTTCTATATGGAAATTGTGTACGGTCAATCACGTCTTGAATCATCAGATCGCGTGCCTCCTCAACAGACTTTGTACTGTTGCTTTGTAGCTTGTTTCTCACGATATTTCTAAGTGTAGGATTGAACGATTGAATATCGATACCATCCTCCATGGCATTCCAGTTGATTTTCCCCTCTGTAAACTGTTGCCAGTAGTGTTCAAAACGTCCTTTGGCTCCCATGTAGGTGACACCACGGTTGAAAACATCAGCACTTGCGTATGGTTTCAACATTGTCTCATTAAAAGATTTGTATCCATTCATTGCCTGTCCGAACTTAGATCTTTTTGAGATGCTGATTAAATCACCACCATACGGGACACCTCCATCTACTAGAAAGCCTTTGTCTCGTATTTCTTTCACTGCATTTTTATCACTCAAAAATGATTTCATTCCTTTGGCAAACCACTCCGGTCCGAGCTCAGGATAGGTAGTAAAGAATGGCTGCATCATGTTACGAACAATAGGCATGATACGTGGCAACCCCAACGCTCCGGCATATGATGTTGTCATCCCATAATCTACAATCTGTCTCGCTATGTTTTCAGGTATTTTATTCCCGAGTTTTGCTGACAGATTCTGACTAAACTTATTCAAAGCCTGGGATAGTTTATCTTGGTATCCCATTTTTTCTTGTAGGTAATCGTTTGTGGATGCGCGAAGATTCTCAGGGAGTTTTTCTATCTGCATTTTTGCAGTCTCAACTGGGTCATGAAGAAACTTCTTTTTTCCAACCATGCCGGAATAAATATCGAACAGCGCAAGAGCGTCGTCTTCCATTGGTACAAAGTTCCCTTCACGCTCGAACTCGTAGAATGGTTTGATCTCATTTGGCACCTCATTTGCTTTGTACAAATTGAAGATACCACCACGCTCTCGTATTTGTGGTGAATAAACCTCGAGGAAACGCTGAGATTCAATGCCAACCTCCTTGAAAAAAACCTTGTACTGTTCTTGCAGCCAATCAGCAATTTGCACAAGTTCTTTTTTTGTTGCATCTTTGAATGCCTCATTTTTAAGAAGTGATGCTTTATCCCCTTCAAGATAGCGGGTTATGGCTCGGCGTTCTTCAAGATATTTTGGTTTTTCATATTTTCCAAATACCTGTCGTGATTCGTTTTGCCATGATGTTTTGAAAACTTTGTTCAGTCGCATTGCATTCTCGATCGGCAGGTAGACTTGAGAATAAATTGGGTGCCCCATTTCTCGTTCTGCCGCTTCCATCCAATACCGAGCAGGGTGAGTGAATGGACGTATAAGCATATCTCTGTCACCATACAAAAACTCGTCTGTTTGATTGAACAGCCGTACGGTCTCAGATACATCAAAGGCTTCCTTTTTTGTGAGTTCCGCTATGTTTTGTTTACCCGTGATTGCTTTTGAAATTGACTGGAGTGTCATATCATCGACACCACGTGCGTCTGCCAAGTTTGCAATTTGTTGCATCTCGTTCCCGGATACCAGTGTTTTCTCCATTCCCTTTACAGGACGTGGAACAACGGTATTTGTAAGATCTGTTGCCTGTGATTGCATCTCTTGCAATTTATCTTTTTGTGGTTGCAATGGTGGTGGATTTTTGAACTCATCTCCATTGAAAGGAGTCTGCTGTACACCAATTGCTTTAGAAGGGGCATAGATAAACTCACTTCTGATCCCTTCAGATTTGACTAATTCAGAAATTGGTACTTGTGTTTCATACAGTTGCGCACCTTCTCTCTGTTTGACATATCTTTCTGCATTCGATTTATCAAGTGTAATATGATCACCAACCTTGATGTCTTCAGTACCAGCGCGGTACACAGTAATCAAGGTCTCAGGGGTTGCGTCTTCAGGTACAAAACCACCACTCTTTGCACGAGTGAGCGCTTGCTCATTAGTCATGCGCATGGCTTCCCGTTCCCCTGCGAGTGTCTTTTGTACTACCGCTGCGGTGTTTGCCTCATTCATTGCACGGTTTGCAAATCTTGGATCTTTTGAAAGCATGCGATCGATGCTCGATGCTCTTGTAAGGGGTGCCATCTCACCACGCGCCAAAGCTACATTAGGATTATATTTTACTATTGCTGAATCTACTTTTAATTCAGGACCCATCTTCCCTTCAACAACATTTCCTCTACCAAACTTAGATGTCAGTGCATCTTTGGTTTGCTCAACAAGTGACTTTCGTAATTGTACAACAGAAAACTCAGCCAGTCCCTGTCCTGC